ATGGGAACAATTAGTAGGTATAACAGTGTACAATTTGAGAACTTGAACGCAAACGAGTTGGTAGGCGTAACTTTGGTGTATAAGAGTGTAAACCGTGACGGAGAAACGCATTATTCAGGACTGAATTTTGCCGGTGATGAATACACGCCAAAGGATAAGACACAGGACGAGATTTTCCGCGTGTGGAAGAATGTGGTAGCTACGTTCTGGACTGTGAAAGCGGTGGAAGCTGGGCTGCGTGAAGATAATGGTGGTATTGCATCCAAATTGCGTAGCGGTACACCGGCTGAAATCATAGTGCGTACAAGTGATTGCAAAGTGTCAAAGAAGTGGGATGTTGAGGGAAGTGTATGGAGCCGTATTGGTTTGGTGCCTACAAAGAAAGACCTGGATTGTGCAGCGCGTGATTTTAAGAAGAAAATCCATGCTGCTACAAAAGCGTCTTTCGATGCTCTGAAATTCCGTTTGAACTTTGAAGAAGTAGCCGCAAAAGCTGCTGACTATTATGAAATCTTGGGTGTGAAGCATGATGCTACGGAAGCGGAAATTAAAGCTGCATACAAACAAGCTGCTAAATCTGCTCATCCTGATGCCGGTGGTTCCAATGAAAAGATGCAAGAGGTAAATGCAGCATGGGAAGTTCTGGGAAATGCT